TGAGACCGGTCGTTTTTCTAGTCGTAACCCTAACCTTCAAAACGTACCTGCCCCCCACACAGTAAACGGCAAAGCAATCCGCAATTTATTTGTAGCTCCAGAGGGTTACTCTTTAGTTGTTGCTGACTACAGTCAGATTGAACCACGTGTTATTGCATCCTTTAGCCAAGATCGAATTATGTGCGGTGCCTACTTAAACGGAGAAGATATTTATACAACTATTGGTAACACAATGGGCGTAGACCGCAAAGCGGGTAAGGTATTAGTTCTATCTCTTGCTTATGGTGTAGGTCCAGACAAGATTTCCGACTCAATTGGTTGTTCTTTGGCAGAGGCTAGGGACTTACTTGATGAGTTTATTAGGAAGTTTCCATCAGTTGCTAGGTACAAGAAACAAGTTATTGCTGATAGCCGTAGGCAAGCACCAATTCCTTATGTCAGCACCCTTTTAAAGCGTAGACGTTATCTACCCGACCTTAGGTCTAATGAGGTCTGGAAACGGTCTAGAGCAGAGCGTCAGGCCTTTAACACGGTAATCCAGGGGTCGGCAGCAGACCTCATTAAGCTTGCTATGATTAGGGCTAACAAGATGATTCCAGAAGAGGCGTCTCTGATCCTAACTGTGCACGATGAGTTAGTAACTGTTACTCCTACTGAAATTGCAGAAGAAACAGCCGAACAGATTCGTAAAGCTATGGAAGAAATTAAAGCTTTGCAGGTACCAATGCTTGCAGACATTACAATTGTTAAACGGTGGGGAGAAGCTAAATGAGTTTCTGGAAGCGTAATAAAAGCAAGATTACAGTTACTCAGGTACCCCTTAGCGTTTTAATGCGACAGATTGTTTATGATGCAATGCTTACACCAACAGAGGGTATTGCTGAGATGATGGGTCTTCCACCAATTTCAGATGAAGTAGCTGAGATGGAAGAAGATGCTCATCAAAAGCGTTTAAGTAATATTTCTGCTCTTTTACCTTTTATAGATGCTCATGCTGACATTCTTGCCCAGGTAGCTACGTCTGCGTATATGTTAGACGCTGATAAAGATGAACAAGAAATTCCATTAGAGGGGCTAGACCATATAAATCAATTGTTTAGAATGGTTGCTTTGGCTTCTTCAGTATCTTGCGTATCAACGCTATCAAATATTGGATTAATTGAATCAAAGGTAGGTATAGACAATGAGTAATAACAATTGGTGGGCAAAAAAATTAGGAAACAACGGTCCTATGCCGGATACCCCACCAACAACCCCTTATCAACCAAATGTTTATCGACCACCGCAACAGACTCCTAATGTGCAGGTCTCTTATGATCAGCAACAAGACCAGTTAGTTTCTAGGGCACAAAGTGCTAGAGATACCGAACGTTGTCCTGGATGTATGTCCGGCAACTATATGGCACCAGTTGGCACTCAGCGCAAACGTTGTTATGATTGCGGGTATCCAATTGTCCAGTCTGGTACTGGAGCAGGCGGTACAGGTTCTGCTAGCAGTGGTCCAACAATTGCTGCTAAGCAACCAAATCAAAGCGGTGGATTTAATCCAACAACAATCGTAGGGAGACTTGAATAATGGCACTAAACGCAGAGGCACTAAAGATTGCAGCAGGCATCAATAAGAAGCTTGGAGCAAACACTGTTGTTCTAGCTGGGGAAGCTCGACTATCACAACGCATTACTTCTGGTTCTCTTACACTTGATGTTGTTCTAGGTGGGGGTTGGCCTATGAATCGTTGGGTTGAATTAGTGGGAGAAGCTTCACACGGAAAAACTGCAATTGCTTTAAGAACTATTGCAGCTAATCAACAGATTAACCCTGACTTTACAGCTGTATGGATTGCTGCTGAAGATTTTGATTCAAAATACGCTGAATTATGCGGTGTAGATAACAGTCGTGTACTACTTGTAGAAACTAATAGTATGGAGGATGCTTTTGATTCGGTTATTCAGTTTATGGAAAGCAAGGCTGTTGACATGGTTGTTGTGGATTCCCTTCCAGCCCTTGTTCCTGGCGCAGAAGATGAAAAGCATATGGAAGAATTTACTGTGGGTCGTGGCGCACTTATTACCAATAAGTTCTTTAGAAAAGTGGCGTCAGCTACCAAACGAGACCTCATCGAATCCGAACGACCAGTATTAGGAATTATGATCAACCAGTATCGTATGAAGATTGGCGTTATGCATGGAGACCCTAGAACTACTCCTGGTGGTTTAGGTAAAGACTATGCGTACAGCGTACGATGTGAAGTTAAACGTGACGATTGGGTTGAGGTTGGTACCGGAGAAAGTAAACGACGCGTAGGTCAAACTATTCGTGTTCGTACTATTAAGAACAAGACTTTCCCACCTCAGCAAACAGCTTATCTAGACTTTTACTTTGCAGAAGGCGGTGCAATTGATGCTGGTGGTTATGACACCGGTAAAGAAATTGTTGCCCTATCTATTCTTAACAACATTGTAGAACGTCGTGGTGGTTGGATGTACTACGGTGATCGTAAGTGGCAAGGAGCACAGGCTCTTATTGATTCTCTTAGAGAAGAAATTGAGCTACGTGAAGAACTCAGTAAAGCTGTTCTTAGCACAATTAAAGCCCAACCTATATTGGCTTTAGATGAAGAGTGAGGGACAAAAGCAATCTCTAAAGCATGAGAAGCGTTTAGAGAAACTTGTGGATGGAAAACGTTCTGCAGCGTCAGGCGCTTTCTGGTCACGTAAAGGGGATGTACGAAGTAATGATCTTTTGATTGAGCACAAATGGACCGGCAAAAAGTCAATAACCATTAAATCAGAAGTTCTTAAGAAGATTACTACCGAGGCTATCCTTGATAGTCGTATTCCGGTTTTAGGTCTTCACCTTGATGGCGAGAACTATGTAGTTTTAGGAGAGGAGGATTTCTTTGAACTTCGTAACGCACTCAGGGGTGACTAAATGGAATATGACGACGAGCCTACATGGGCTTGGAGATACAGGGCTAAATGCCGAGGGGAAGATACAGAGATATTTTTCCCACCAAGAGATAAAGCTTTATACAAACCGATAGCAGATAAAGCTAAAGCAATCTGTTGGGGAAAGGATGGGCGACCAGCTTGTCCAGTTCGCAAAGAATGTCTTAAAGAAGCTATCATAAACGATGAGTTGCATGGAATCTTTGGTGGCATGTCACACAGAGAAAGAAATGCAGCAAAGCGTAAGTATGAAAAACAAGGTTTAACACTAGAAGAATGGATAGACCAGGATGGCAAATACGGGCAAGCCTAAGGCGATTTCTTTAAAAGCATTCTTAGACGCAACTAAACGAGATACTCGTTTAATGGGCGCTATTGAGCGCCACTTGTTATCTAAGCCTTTTGATAATCGTCGCATGGATATTATTCACCCATCTGACATGATTAAACCTGAGTGGTGTCATCTTGCCCAGTACCATGCAATTAAAGGTAACTACAAAGAGGTGCGTGAAAAGCCTACTCTTCGTCTTCAATCTATCTTTGATGAGGGGCACACGATCCACGCTAAGTGGCAGAAGTGGCTTACAGAAATGGGCGTGCTTTACGGTAAGTGGGAGTGCTCGGAGTGTGGACCTTCAGATTGGGAACTTGCTTCTGATTTAAATTTTGATGACCCAGAGTGTGGGGTTTTTGAATACCGTGAAGTTCCTCTGTGGAGTGACAAGCACAAGATTGGTGGTCACTCAGATGGTTGGGTTAAAACATTGGGAGAAGACTGCCTTATTGAGATTAAGTCTATTGGTGCTGGAACACTTCGCTTTGAGGCTCCGGCTTTGTTAGCTCAGTCTGATGGTGATTTAGAAAAAGCTTGGCGCAATATTCGTGCGCCGTTTCGTGCCCATCAATTACAGGGTCAGGTTTACCTGCACTTAACTCATCTAATGGTTGAGAACGGAGATCTTCCGTCTGCACCAGAAGAGATCGTATTTATCTATGAGCTTAAAGCTAACCAAGATTATAAAGAGTTTACTGTCAAATACAACCCAGAGTTTACCAAGGAGCTGTTTGATCAAGCCTTGGACATTGCTTGGGCAGTTGACAACAACCGACCACCTGTGTGTAATATTGACCCCGTAGCCGGATGTAAACGGTGTGAGCCTTATAAGGAGAGTATTGATGCCTGATTACAATTACAAGTGCTCAAAGTGTCAAGAAGTAACTGAGAGTTTTTTTCCTATTCAAGATGGTCCTTTACCTGCAATAGTATGTAAGTGCGGTGGAGAAGCATTTAGACAATACTCTACATTTGGTATTCAACTTAAAGGCGGAGGATGGGGCGGTCAATGAGTATAAGTCGTAAGGTATTAGATAGCTTGGGAGAACTAGGATTTACTCTTTCTCCAAAGCCTGGCTATGAGATTCCAGAACTTCCTCGTGACATAACAGAATTAGACGACGAGGGTCTTATGGATCTTTTTGTACAGTTTACTCAGTGGAACGATCACCTTTCAGGGGCTCACGCTATTGCAGTAATTAATGAGCGTGAAGCACAGCGCAACGTAGATGTAGCAGAAGCTGGTGCAATGCTTAAGAACTGGACCGGTACAAAAGGCGGGGATAAAGTAACGGTACTTAAGGCACAGATTGCTGTATCACCAGAAGTAAACGAGTTGTATGAAGATTTAAACACTCGTTATGCGTTTCGTAAATTGCTTGAGACTCGCGCCCTTAGTGTAGAGCGTGATTCACAAGTAGTTTCTCGTGAATTAACTCGCCGTACATCAGATGGTGGCGGCATGCGTTCTAGAACCCGGAGGTTTACACCATGAGTTATGAGCAGCTTCCTCTATTTACAGATGAAGAGCTAGGCCTTAAACCTAGTGTTATTGGTCTTACAGGTTATGCACAATCTGGAAAAGACACCGTGGCGGATATTTTAGTAAACAAGTATGGATACAAAAGACTTGCTTTTGCAGACAAAATAAGAGAAGTTTTGTATGCAATTAATCCAATGGTTGGATGTAGCCCTACGGGTTATTTACAAGATTTAGTAAACTTAGTTGGTTGGGATAAAGCAAAACAAGAACCTCAAGTTCGTAGGTTACTACAAGACTTAGGTGTGGCCGCTAGAGATTTACTTTATACAAATATCTGGGTTACAACTGCATTTAATAATGTAAGCCCGGGTGAACTTGTTGTGATAACAGATGTAAGGTTTGAGAATGAGGCTTCAATGGTTAAAACTATGGGGGGTCAAATTTGGCGTGTAAAAAGAACAGGTTTTGGCCCGGTTAATGATCACGTATCTGAGTCTGAATTAGACGGATATAAAGTTGATCAAATTTTTTTAAATAACGGCACTGTAGAAGATTTAGAAAAACTAGTTACTAGTCGAATGGATAAAAAATGATTGGTAACAAAGAACCCCTAATTATTTACTGGACTCCTGCAACTTACGAAAGCGATAAAGAATCGTGGTCGTTACTATACCCTGAACCAGTAAGCCTATATTCTCAAGTAAATAAGCTTCGCCCTTCTAAGGTGGCAGTAGATAACGTATACGCTTGCCCTGCTTTTAAAGACACTACACGTAATGTTTTTGTTTTTAAAAATCCTGTAGAAAATATAGTTACATTTCCAAAAGGATTTTTAGAAGCAGCAGCACAAGAAATAGCAAAACATGAAAACTACCCTACTAATTCTCGTTCTTTTGGGGCTGACCTAAATTCTAAAATTTTTTTAAACGTAATACGTAAATCTTCTTTTGAAGGTTATGCTAATGTTTTTTATAATTTTATGTGGCTTTTTGTAGCCGAAGAACCCGTTATTGCTAAAAGCACCCCACCCTATTACCCACACTCATCACCTGCTGATGGTGCAATGTTATCCATGGGGGAGTTTGACATCGGACAATGGTTTATACCATTTCAACTAGATTATCATATTCCCATGTCTACAGAAAAAATGACTTTTCTTGAGGGAGATGATTTACTGTATTTACATATACTGACCGATAGGCCTGTTGTGTTTAAACGATTTATGCGAACACCCACAATTGCACAGTTGCAAATTGAGTGTGGTGCAGCATCCGCACGCTATGGGTTATTTAAACCACTTACAGAAAAGTACGTTATGGCAAAAAAAGCTAAACTTAGAGAGCAAATGATCTCCGAAATTAAGAAAAATTTAGTGGAGTAGGATGCCTAATGCCTTCTCAAAGTAGAAAACATCGTGGCTACAAGTCTCAAAAAATAGTAGCTAACTATTTAGTTGCTAATGGTTGGCCGTATGCCGAATCTACTGGGGCTGGGCGTTCGGGTACGGACGTTACTGGAACTATTGGCATTGATTGGGAAGTTAAAGCTCGCACAGGGTTTAATCCTTCTGCAGCCATAAAACAGCTAAAAGATCGCCATAATGGCAAAGATTTACCTGTAGCTGTACTAAGACTTAACGGGCAAGGCGAGGCAACTATTGGCGAATGGCCAGTAATATTAAGGCTAGAAGACTTTGTAAACCTATTAAAAGAGGCTGGATACGCTGACGGAGCCTCTTAAATCACGTACCTTTTTCCTTAGAGGGCGACTCTAAATCGAAAACTAAGGACTACAAAACCGTGATTGAAAAAGATAATGAAGAGAAGTTCCTGCGTGTAAGCGCTGGCTCTAACGCCCAGTCAGTAGGCTCTGCGATTGCCCATGCTTTATACGAAACTCCACAGGTAAAGATCCGTGCAGTTGGTGCTTCAGCAGTAAACCAGGCAGTAAAAGCGATTGCTATTGCTAGAGGCTATGTTGCCCCTAGAGGTCTTGACCTAAATTGCCGTCCAGGATTCACTACCGTGGACTCTCGTGACGGACAAATTTCAGCAATAGTCTTTACTATCAATGTAAGTTGATATATTCTTATAACAAGAGATCTCTTAACAGTTAGGAAAACCATGGCAAAAGGCTCAATCCCAAGCCCTGACGAGGCGCTTGCAGGTATGGCAAAGCAAGGTCGCAAGCCTATGATGAAGGATGGAATTGCATTTACTTCTCCATCAGCATCACCTGAGGCAGGCACACTTGTACCAAAGAAGAACACAGCAGCTGGAGATCCATACGGATCAAAGGGTGCTCCACGTAGCAACGTCCCTGCTACAGGTAAGGATCGTATGGGAGCTGCTTATTCAATTAAAGCTCGCTATACAAAGATGACAGATCCAGCAGCTGGAATGACTCAGGCTAATGGCCGAATCATTGCTACTGCTACAAAGCGTGATCGCACAAACTTCGATTCTGGAGCTGGTGCTTCTTACTAATTTGATGTATGCTAGTTACTAGGCCTTGGGGTTTCCTCGGGGCCTAGTACTGTAATTGGACTAAATTATGGAGGACACCAATGTCGTTGCAAGATTTATACGCAGAGGCAAAATCTTTAGGTAATTTAAAACTTTGTATTGTAGGACAGTGGGCTGACACGCTCCCAGAAGAAGATAAAAAAGTACTTGATATAGCTATTGAAGATGATGAGCTAAGTACAAAAGATTTATTTATGTTACTCCGACGTGCCGGTGGAACATTTGGCAAGACTGCCGTTCGTGACCATCGCAGAGGAGATTGTGTATGTCTTTAGCAGACGATTACAACGAAATTATAAAAGCTGGGCAAGAAGGTTCAGACAAATCAAATAAAAGTATTCCAGAAGCATGGCGACCACGTTCTGAAATTGGAACAGATGGTGGCTTTATTGTTTCTACTCCACGTCCAGATGGAAACACACCTGGCGCAGAAGAAATTCTTATTGAAGCAAAGCTAGATCCAGCTGAGTGGACTGTCGTATCTCATAGGCGTTCACGTTGGCAAACATTTAACGGTGATTGGCTTGAGTCTTTTAGAGTTAACGTTGTTCCTTCAGGTAAAGCAGACGCCCCTGATTATGATCTAGAACAACTTCTTTCTTTAATTGTTAATTGGGAACCAACCGAGGTTCTTAAATCAACTGGGGATTTAACTGCTGTGTACAGCATTGGTGATACACAGTACGGTAAAGATGACACTCCAGCTATTATTGATAGGGTTCTTAAGTCTATTGACGAGGCTGTTGAGCACCATAAGTATTTAGCGGGTAAGTACGGAATTAAACAAATTGCATTACCCCAACTTGGTGATTGCATCGAGGGTATGACAAGTCAAAAAGGTAAAGTAATGGGGCGCCATGACATTGGTGTTTCAGAGCAGGTTCGAGTTGGACGCCGAATGCTTCTTGCTCAGATTAAAGCACTTGCCCCTTTAACAGACAAGATTATTGTCCCGGTAGTACCTGGGAATCACGATGAGGTACAGCGTTTCTTAGTAAGTCGTCCTGAAGATTCTTGGCAGATTGACGTAGTTGCTCAAGTTGAGGATATCTGTAAGGAGAGTGAGTTCTTACGTGATCGCGTTGAGTTCCGCTATCCAGCAGCAGACGACAGCACACTTACTGTTAACTTAAGCGGTGTTATGTACGGCATGGCTCATGGCCATCAAGCACGTGACATGGTTAAGTGGTGGCAAGGTCAAGTTATGGGACGTTGTTCTGTAGCGGATGCAGACATTCTTAACGTTGGGCACTATCACCACTATCGTTCACAGAACGTAGGGCCACGATTGTTTATTCAAAATCCAGCAATGGATAATGGTTCTGCTTGGTTCCGTGATAAGTCTGGACTTGAAAGCGCACCAGGACTTATTTCTTTAGTTGTTGGTGAGGGATTTGATCCTCGAAGAGAGTTAATTGTTCTTGGCGGTAGAAACGACCGCTAGCGCTCAGACCACCACATTCCAAGGAAAGTAACTGCAAAAAGAGTTACTAAAAATACTCCTTGAAATGTGATGTGTGTGAGGTAATACATTATTTACCGCAGCAAGAACACTTAGTAGCTACAGGTGCTGCAGGAGCTCCGCCAAACTTAGGGCGGCCAAATCCTACAATAGAAATCTGAACCTTCTTAGGGTTCTTCTTATACGCACGAAGCTTCTTAGATACTTGACCACCATTACGCTGTGATCCTTTATCGTCTGGGCTTGTGTTTCCTTCAATGCACCAAACTGTTCCATCACCGTTGTCTTTGATAACAATTCCAACGTGAGAAATTCGATCGACGCCATCTGAAGGAAAATCAAAATAGGCAATATCCCCTGGCTCTGGGTCAGCTAAATCTCCATCAATCCAAGAGTTAGCCTTTTTAAATGCTGCTGCTCCACCAGGCGTATAAACGGTATTAGGTACTTTTACACCGGCTTCGTTAGCGCACCAGTTTACAAATGATCCACACCATGGCTGAAAGTTAGCCTTTGTGTAAGCGCCATACTTTGTTTCGTTATCTTTAGGGCCTTCAATGGTTCCTAGTTCTCCTGTTGCAACCTCAATTAGTTTAGCTGCTGTTCCTTTATCTGCCATTATCGCTTATCCCAACCTTCATCTACAGGTTGTTCTGCTGGAACTTCGCCGTCCGGCTTAGCACCTGATGAAATAACAATATCTTGGCCAGATTGAACAGCTTCAACTTTTAAATCAGCTGCTGTCTTAGACTGTGCGTCTACAGCTGCAAACGCTGAGTTAATCTCATTGATGTCTAGCTTTCCATCGTTCATAAACCCACGGGCAAGCTTTTCTACAACAACTGCAACGGCTGTAAGGCCAGCCACTGTTATTGCTTTTACTGTTGAGATGCCTGCAATAGCTCCGGCACCGATAACTGATAGGCCGCTAGCAGCAAATGTTGCAACGATTCTCAGAATTATGTTTCCTACTGATTTCATATTATTCCTCATCCTTTGGGTTACGTAGTGGGTAGGTAACGGCCCAAGCAATTAATGTTCCGACAATTGCATAACCAACAACGGTCTTTGCAGATCCATCAAGAACTACCCAGGCAATGAACATGCCTAACAATGTCCATAGTTGGTCAATCATGTCTCTAATAACTCTCACGGCTTACGTCTCCTAACGCCTTTAGATTCACCGGAGGCTCCTCCGCCACCGGAACTTCCACCGCCACCAGTACCGCCACCACTTCGTGTAGCTCCACCAGCAGCTGATGCTGCGGCTCCTACTGCGTTAATTGCAGCATTACCTGCAATGACGGCAGCAACAACCATCTTTTCTGCTTCTTCTCGTTCTTGTGGGCTCATGTCCGCACCGATACTTCCAAGTGCTTGGAGAGCTTGACCAGGGTCATCAAATATTGCGCCAATTAACTCCGCAGGGTTCTCTAATAATACGAGGGCTGCAGCAACGTCTGCTGTAATGATAACTTCATTTCCATTTTCATCCTGCCTAACCTCGACAGGAGTCTCTGGTGGCAGGTCCTTGTACTCAATTCCTGCTTCTTGAATTTGTTCTTTAGTAAGGGATTCTCCAGGAGCAAGTGAGGCAACCAAAGCTTCTGCAATTACTTCTTTCTCGGCCTCAGTTACTTTACCGTCTGCTTTAGCGTCTTCAATAGCTGAGGCAACCTCTTCAGCTGGTGTGGTAGGCTCTGGAGCAGGTTCTACTACAGGAGGTTGTGATGGTTCAGGTGACGGATTTTGTGGCTCTGGCTCTGGTGTCTCTGGTGCTGGTTCTGGTTCCACAGGTGGCTCAGGTGCCACAGGAGGCTCCTCGGGTGCTACGGGTGGCGCTTCGGGCTCTGCCGGTTCTGGTTGGGGTTCTGTGGGTGGTAATGGCTCTTCTGTGGGTGGGTCAATAGGTGGCTCAGGCACAGGTTCAGGCATTGGAGCTGGCTCTGGAGAAGGCACGGGCTCAGGTTGTACTTCTGGAACAGGTGCAGGATCGGGTGTTGGTTCAGGCTGAGGCACAGGCTCAGGTTGTGGGGTTGGTTCTGGCACAGGCACAGGCTGTGGTTGCGGCTCTGGCTGAGGTACGGGTGTTGGCTCAGGTTGCGGAACCGGTTCAGGTTGAGGCGCAGGGGTTGGCTCAGGTTGAGGAACGGGTTGAGGTTCTGGAGCCGGGGTGGGAACAGGGACCACTGGTTGAACTATAGGTGTTGGAACTTGAAGAGCAGCAACCGCTACTGCTACGCTAGCAGTTGCAGTATCTGCTAATTGATTTGCTGTAGTAACTGCTGTATTAGCCGTTGATTGGAGGGTAGTTAATGTTTGAGTTTCTGCTGTTAGTGTGGACTGAGCTGTTGCAAGTGCTGTCACTGCTGTTGTTTTCGCTTCTGTAAGCGTTGCAAGAACGGCAGTATCAGTAGTAAGAGTTGTTTGAGCAGTTGCTAAAGTAGTTGTAGCGGTTGCAACTATGGCTTCTTTTTGAGTATTAGTTACTGCGGTTAGTTGAGTTAAAACCCCGTTTTGTCTAACACCGCTTCTAGGCCCACCGCTTACAACAGTGCTTCCAGACATGGTTCCTATGCCAGTCCACTCACCTGTTGTTGGGTTAACTGTCATATCCCAGTTCATATTAGTAAGAGGACCTTGACTATCTCCCCATTTATGAACATCCCAATCCACGCTTAAAGTGGTCTCTGTTGTAGTAACAGTAATTTTTGCACCTGTACCACTGCTCATAAAGTCGGATTGAAATACATAAATACCGTTTGGCTTCATGTTAGGCCAGTCCCAATATGTGTAATCTTTTCCACCAAATGAAATAATTCCTTTAGGGCTTACATATATCTGACTGTTTGTTCCCTGTCCTTCAAATACTGTTGTTCCCATTTTAATATCAAACGGGGTTGTTATTTTTGCAGCGTCATCCCCCATTGCTGGAAGAACTGTTGTTGTAACAGTAGGAACGGCTGGGGCAACTGGAGCTACATAACCAGGTGTTGTATAGGTAATAGCGTTAGCGGGTAGCGTAGTTGCTACTTGTAAAGCAGTTGTGGCTGTTGCTACTGCAACTGTATCTGTTGCTACTACCGCTGTTTGAGAATCCATTGCGGTTATTGCTGTAGCCACTACTGCTGTAGCTGAATCTACGTTAGTAACGGCTTGCGTTACTACTGCTGTTTGAGTATCTACGGCTGCAACTGCTGTCACGGCTACCGCAACCGCGGTCGTTGCTGTTGTAATATCTGCTTGAGCTGTTACCACAGGGGCTGCAGCAGCAGACTGTTGCTCAGGGGTAGCTACGGCTACCGCAGTAGATAGTGCTACAGTTGCAACCTCAATTTTTTCTTGAACGGAGGTTACAGTTGGAACTACTAATACTGTTTGGGTTTGCGTCTGGGTGGTTGGTTGGGGGGATCCAGTGGTCTGAACCATGGAAGTTGAAGTATCGCTTGTTGTCACAACAACTACTACGGGAGCAGGAGAAGTCACAGGATTTGGAGAAGAATCTGTGGAGGCAGGGCTGACTACAACCGTAGTTACGGTTGGTTCTTCGGCGTGTGCTGAATATTGTCCCAATATAAAGAGGAATAGTGTAAGGATTAGTGCTGCGAATAGGCGCAGTAGGTTTATTTTTTTCTCCTTCTTAACTATGTTCATACTTTAACATGACGCGGTGTATTTTATGTATCATAGTTGCGCATACAACTTGATCTCTTGGAGACTTAATGACACCTCAAGACTGGGCAGCGTTTGCGCTCTCAATAACTTCTTTAATCGGCGCATTTGCAATAATGATTCGGTGGATGGTTAAACATTACCTATCCGAACTTAAGCCAAATTCTGGTAGCAGTTTAAAAGACGCCGTTAATAGGCTAGAATCAAGAATTGACGATCTATACATTATGATCGCAGAACGAAACAACAAGGAGTAACTATGAAACTAGATCCAAAACTATCAGCAGCACTTGCCTCTTACGGCCGTGCATTTATTTCTGCAGCAGCAGCTCTATGGGTAACAGGCAATACTGATCCAAAGGGTCTTATTGCAGCCGGATTAGTAGCCGTAATCCCAGTAGCGCTTCGTGCGCTTAACCCAAAGGACCCAGCATTTGGTTTAATCACCAAAATTGCTCTTCCAGAGATTACAAAGCAACTTAATGCCATCTTGGATGACTCAAAGAAGAAGGCAACTAAGAAAGCCGCAGCCCCTAAAAAGAAGTAAACTTTAGGTATGCCTTCCTCACATCAAAACTGGCAGTACCTTGGAGCCAGCGGTTATATTGGCGCTTACACCACCACTGGTGGTGGAGGCACGCCTGTTGTACCACGAAGCTCCATGGACTTTTTACGTATGGGTGTGGGAAGGACACCGGAGGCTGAGTATCCAGATGGATACCTAGGAACAATTCGTTCTCGTCGTGACGATAAAGGCAAGCCTTACGCAACTTCAGATACAGTCCTCGATTCACTTAAGTCTCGCCAGAACCAACGCGGTTATCAACGCGGAGTTCATAAGGGCGAACGAATTGATCCGGGTGAGTATGCTTGGCCAGATGGTTTAAAACCAGATCGTAGATTAAAGGTTGCGGCAAAGATTGATGATAGTGACGGTAGCATGCTTATGTATGTTCGTAGAAATGCGCCACGTCAAAATCTTGCGCCCGCACCTCATCTAGTTAATGATGGTAAAGCTAATACTTCATCTACAGTTCCAGCAGAGTTTAACCCAAGAACTGCAGCCCACTTCCAACACTTGAAACCTAGGTACCAATAATGCATGACCACGAGCAAATGCTTTTAACCACTGGTGGTGGAATAACTGAAATGCAGTTAATGTGGATTATTATGGGCCTTATGGCTATTCATCACGCATGGATGTGGTGGAAAATGCGTAAGAATAAGTGCGGGTGTAAATAGTGCTGACCCAAGATTCAGTTTATGATCATAGTAAGGGTCGCCCTATAACTTCTGAAGATCCCGGCATTCGCTATGATTACATGGGACCATTTAAAGATACGCAGGAAGCTTTGCTCACACGAGCTGTGCGCTCAGTAACCCTTCCTAAAGAAATGGTTCAAGACATTGTTCGTCCACCTCTTCCACAGATACAGCTATTCCCACCTCGTTACGGTTACCGTACACGGGCTATTGGAATTATGGACGTAATGGACGTGGACACACAGTTCCAGCCAACAAGAACTGATTACTCACAATCCCCTACTTCATACCAAGGAACTAGCCGAAACGTATCGGAGTCGGTATGGTAAAAGAAATTTACAGCAACGAAACTATCTATGATGGTAGCGTTGAGTGTCCTAAGTGCGGCCTATTTATGACCCCAGTTGAAGCAATGTACACAGATGGGAAGATGTGCCCAACTTGCCGCAATGGACTTTACGGTAAGCATATGAAACGAGCCATGAGTGAGCGCTAAATCAGGTGGCAAACCCCCTCGTCGTAGCAAGCCTAAGACTGCTTCAGGCGCACCCAAGCCTAGAGTTTCAAAACCTTCAGGTAAAACAAAGACTTTTAGCTCAGTAGAAAGCTGGGAAAGAAAGTCTTCAGGCAGCTGGACTTCAGGCCAGTCTAATAAACTTAACCCTGGCTCTGAGCAAGCTGTTGCTCGGCGCCGTAATACTCCAAAATACGTTTCTAGAACTAAAAAGGTTATTCGTCCTAGAATACGCAAACAACAAACAGGCTGACAATTAATTAAAAAAGAGGGATACTGAGAAAATGGTTATTAAGACTCCAGACGGCAAACCTGCTAAGTACAAGGTCGTACCGCTTAAGGTAAAGACTAAAGCAGATGTTGAAAAAGAGAAAGAAGCCAAGAAAAAAAAGAAAGCGGGCAAAAAATGAGTTCTGTACCTCGTAGAGAAAACGCTAAAGAGCGTGGAACATTTACCCACAGTGTTCGAGCTAAAGACGGAAGTTGGTCTGGTTCTGTAACACCTATGGGAGCATCTTCTGCTGCTCACGCTAAAGGAATTATTGAACAAGATGGCAAGTACGAAGTTACTACAGGTAAGGACTAACCATGAACGGTGTGCCACGTAGAGAACGAGTACGTAAAGGATTTACTTCGCCAAAGGGTATTGCTTTTTTATCAAAAGCATCCGGAGGACAAAAAGCAGAACCTAAAACTGTAAGAAAAGTTACGCCGCTTTATGACCAAGAAAAGGATAAATA